GGTGGTGGCGATCGGCGGCAACGGCACCCCCGACGTGGCGTTGACGGACTGGTGGTGGGACGGCCTCGACCTGATCCGCATCGGCGCAGGCGAGTACGTCGTCAACCTGCCCGAGCAGTGGTGGGACGACGAGGACGGCTACCCGGGCACCTTCCGCGTCACCTACAGCCACGGCTACGCCTCGCCGCCGGCGGACGTGGTGGCGGTGGTGTGCGGGATGGTGCTGCGCACCCTGACCGCCCCCACCAGCGTGGGAGGGGTCACCTCGGAAACGATCGGCCCCTACTCCTACCGGCTGGAATCGGCCGGCGTGGGCACGGCGGTCGCACTGGGGGAGATGGAGCGCAAGGCGCTGGCCCGCTACCGGCAAACGACTGGAATGATCTCTGTGAGGGTGGGTTGATGCGGATCCTGGCCCGGTTCCACGCGTACCCCCCGCGGCATAACGCGGGGGCCGAATGGGCGGCGCACAGCCTGCTGCGCGAGCTGGCGGCGCACGGCCACGAGGTGGAGGTGTGGCTGTCGGAAGTGACGGGCTCCCGTCACCCGTTCGACCTGGACGGGGTGCGGGTGATCCCGCAGACCACCCACAACGCGTTCGCCGCCGCCGTCCGCAAGGGCGGCGTGGTGGTGTCCCATTTGGAGAACGTGCGCAACGCCGCCTCCGCGGCGCGCGGCTGGGGCAAGCCGCTGGTGGTGCTGTGCCACAACACGTTCCCGGCCACGTTCCGGGCGATCGGCTCCGGCACGACCGCGCTCGCCGTCTACAACTCGGAGTGGATGGCGCAGGAGGCGGCCCGCTTCTGGGACGAGAACCCGAAGGCGGTCCGACCGGATCGGGAGATCGTCGTCCGGCCGCCGGTCCGTGCCGCGGACTATCGCGCCACCCCCGGCGACGAGATCACCCTGATCAACCTGTACCCGAACAAGGGCGCGGACGTGTTCTGGAAGCTCGCCGAGGCCATGCCGGAACGCAGCTTTTTGGCCGTGCGCGGCTCCTACGGCGAGCAGGACGTCCGCGACCTGCCGAACGTCGAGGTCATCGACAATGTCCCCGGCGCCGACATGGCCCGGCTCGTGTACGGCCGCACCCGGATCCTGCTCATGCCCAGCGAGTACGAGTCGTGGGGGCGGACGGCGGTAGAGGCCTGCGCCTCCGGCATCCCCGTCATCGCCAGCCCCACCCGCGGACTGATGGAGTCACTCGGCGACGCCGGCATCTTCGTCGACCGCAGTGATGTGGACGGCTGGCGTAGGGCGATCGAAGCGCTTGACGACGCCGACGCCTACAAGAAGGCGTCCGCCGCGGCGAAGAAGCGGTCCCGCCAGCTCGACCCGGCCGCCGATCTGGCGGTCTGGCGTGAGGCGATCGAGGCATTGTGAGAGGCGAGACCGTCACCTTCCTGCGGCGCACCTCCACCGGCAAGGACGCGCACGGCAACCCCGTCTGGACGTGGATGGGCACCGATGTGCCCGGCTGCGTGGTGTGGCCGACCGGATCCACCGAGCAGGTGCAGGGCCAGGACCAGACGAGTGAACGCCTCACCGTCCTGGCCCCGTACGGCACCGACGTGACCGCCTACGAGCGGGCTGTGGTGCGGGGCCTCACCTACGAGGTGCAGGGTGTGCCATCGCAGTGGGCGAGTCCGTTCACTGCGACCACTGCCGGGGTTGAGGTTCGCCTGGAGCGCGTCCAGGGATAGTTGCCTGCGTCGATGCCGGGCCGAGCAGCTGCGCTTTCGCTGCTTCGAACTCGCCTCGGGTCAGCGCACCGGCCTGGACGAGGTTCCACAACTTCGTGAGCTGGTCACCGATCCCCTCCATCGATGGCCGAACGGCCGAGGCCGCCGGCCCGACCGGCGGAGAGCCCGTCAGGCGGGCCCGGATGGCGTCGGCGATGCTCTTGCCGTCAGGGTTGATGATCTGTTTGATCTCGGCCTTGTTCCCGGACGCGTACACGGTCAACGTGCCCTGGGAGAAGCCGGAGCGCCACTCCACGGACGAGATCTTCTCGATCGGGAAGTCCTCGGTGGTCTTGTTCACCCACCCGTCCCTCAGGAACAACAGCCTGCGGTCGGTGAGCGCCAGCACTCCCAGCCCGCCGCCGTAGGCGCCGCCGGCCAGGTGCTGGACGGTTTCGCCCTCCCACAGGTATTCGCCGAGCCGGCGGATCTCGCGCCGGGCTCCGAACTTGCTCGCCATCCGGTCGGCTGCGGCCTGGATGTCCGGCCGCAGGGTTTCGTCTGTCACGCCTGCTCCCTGTCCTGCTGGTCCTTGTGTGACGCGCGAGCGGTGCGTCTGGTTGCCCCTGGGAGGTCACTGTGGCACGCAAGGCGCGCTTCCGCGGCAACTACAAGGGTGTCGGCCGGATCTTGCGCTCCCGACAGATGCAGGAGGAGATGCGCAAGCGCGCCGAAACCGTCAAGGGCAAGGCGGTGGCGCTCGCCCCGCGCGACACGGGAGCCTACGTGTCCGCGTTCCGCGTGGAGACCGGAGTGCGCAAGGGGAAGAAACCGCGCGCCCAGGCCAAGGTCATCAACGACGACTCGGCGGCGCCGTACGTGGAGTGGGGCACCTCGCGCACACCCCGCTACCGGGTAATGGGCAGAGCGGCAGGCACCGAATGATCGACATCGAGGCGGTGTTGATCGCCTGGCTCGAAGACAACGTCGAGGACGTGCACGCCTCCACCGAAACCCCGTCCGACCTGGACGAACATCTGCCCTGGCTCCAGGTGCGGCGCATCGGCGGCCCCTACGACGGGTTCCGCCTCGACCAGCCCACCGTCGACATTGCCGTGTACGAGACGACCGGCGCCGCGGCGTCGTCGCTCGCCCTGCAGATCCAGCATCTGCTGCACGACCATCTGGAGGGGTCGGTGGCCGGCGGGGCGGTGTTCTCCCGCGTTTCCACCAGCACCGGCCCGCACTGGGTGCCGTACGACAACCCGGGCCTGCGCCGATATGAGGCCACCTACGGGTTCGTTGTCCACCCCGCCTGACCCCCTGCCCTTCATCGACCCCCGCGCCGACGTGGCCGGGGGTTTTCGCATGCCCGGACCAGTGAGATCTAGGAGCTCATCATGGCCAACATCATCCGCGCTGCCGATCTCGCGCTGGTCGGCAGCAACGGCGGCGCCTGGGTGGCGCCGCTCGGTACCGCCCAGCCGGCTGATCCTGCCGAGGCGCCGTCCGGCCTGTGGCTGGCGATCGGCGCCATCAGCGAGGACGGCCTGACGAACGGCGTGGACGAGGACTCGGAGTCCTTCACGCCGTGGGGTCTCAACAGCCCGTTCCGTACCGTCACCACCTCCTCGGTGCGAACGTTCTCCTTCACCGCCTGGGAGACGAACCGCCCGATCGTCCGGTCCCTCCAGTACAAGATCGACGTGGCGGAGCTGACCCCCGACGTGGACGGCATCACCACCTTCGCCGAGTCCGGCGTGTCCATGCCCGACCGCCGCTCGTGGATCTTCGACGTGTACGACGGCGACGTGTGGGAGCGTTTTTACATCCCCGAGGGAGAGATCACCGAGCGCGGCGAGATCACCTACGCCCAGGGTGAGATGGTCGGCTTCGAGTGGACCATCTCCACCTACCCGGACAGCTCCGGCAACCTGGTCTACCACTCGTACAAGGCGCCCGAGGTTGAGGAGCACATGTCCTGATGGCAACCCCCAAGAAGGTCATCACCGAGACCGGCAGCCCGGTCTCGCACTTCAGTCTGCGCCAGCGCAAGCGGGAGGCCGTCCAGGAGCCGTTCACCTTCGACGTGGACGGCGAGTACTTCACCATGCGCCCGCCCGCGGACGCCGACTGGCAGGTGACGTCCGACCTGTCCACGGGCGAGAGCAGCCTGCGCGACTTCCTGCGGGAGTTGCTGGGTGACGACTACGAGCGGTTCTGCAGGATCGAGGGCGTGTCGTCTGACGACATCAACGCCCTCATCGACGCCGCCACCAGGCACTACCAGGGAGTGAGCCGGGGGGAATAGCCGGCCTCGCCCGTCTGCTCGCCGAGCATTACGACGACGTCGAGGCCGACCTGTGGATCCACTGCGGGCGGACGGATGTGCGGGATCTATGGCGGCCCGGCGGTGGCGAGTCCCGTATGACGTGGCGGTTGCTCGGCAATTTGATCCGCCACCTGCCCCCCGAGTCGGCGACCAAGACCGCCATGCGCAACAAGATGGGGGACGCGGAACTCGCCAGGGCCTCGAAAGAGGCGGACCCGTCGCGGGGGCAATGGTCGCAGGAGGAGATGCTGCTGGCCAGGATCAGCGACCAGCTGGCCTGGCTGCTGCATGTGACGCTCGTCGCCAACGGCGGCAAGAGCAAAAAGCCTGAGCCGACCCCGCGGCCGGGCGTCAAGGCGAAGGGCGTCAAGGGCCGCCGGCCCGCATTGACCACGGCGCAGGCCGAGGCCGTTCTGCGCCGCATCCACGGCGCTTCTCTGAACGGCACCTGGCAGCAAACGAATCCGGGCAAGGTCACCCACCTGCCGCGCAGCCCGTAGGCGCCCGGCCATCGACCGCAAGGGGGTGGCCGGTGGCGGAGTTCCAGGCGGGCGAGGTTGTCGTCCCGGTCGTACCGTCCGCGGACGGCTTCATCAAGACGCTGCGCAAGCAGCTGGTGCCCGGCGCCTATCAAGTGGGCCAGGACATCGGCAAGGAGATTCAGCGCGGCATATCCGACCAGCTCAAGGGCGTCTATGAGCCGCTGAAGCGGGAGACGGAGAGGCAGAAGCAGCAGGCTCCCCGTGAGGGCGCGCAGGTGGGTGGCGCGTTCGCGCGCGGCGTCAAGCAGGCGATGGAGGCGGCGTTCAAGTCGCTGCCCAAGGTCGAACTCGACGCCGAGTCGTCCGAGGCGCAGCGCAAGGTTCAGGAGCTGCGCACCAGGATCGAGACGCTGTCCGGCAAGACGGTCGGCATCGACATCGACGCCGGCGCGGCGCAGGCCGAGGTGGCGGCGATCCAGCGGGAACTCTCGGCGATCGACGGCCGGGACGTGTCCGTGGATGTGCGGGCGGACATCGCCGCGGCGCTGGCCGAGCTGGGGACGGCTCAGGCGGCGCTGTCGGCGATCGACGGCCGCACGGTCACTGCCCGCGTCCAGGTGGACATCTCGGGGGCGATGGCGTCTATCGGGGTGCTGTCGGCGGCCCTGGCTGGCCTGGCGGCGATCCCGGTTGGCGCGAGCATCGCGGCCGGCTTGGGTGCTATCGCGGGTCCGCTGGCTGCGGCGGGTGCCGGTATCGCCGGTATCGCGGCGGTGGCGGCACCGTCGCTGGGGCGGATCAATGAGGCGTTGCAGGCGCAGGAGCAGGCGGGTAACGCCGCTGCTCGCGGCCTGAACGCCGCGGCGGGCGCGACCCGGAATTTGGTGATCGAGCAGGCTCAGGCGCAGATCGCCCAACTGCAGGCGGCGAACGCCGCCGACACACTGAAGGCTGCCCAGGACCGGGTCAAGGAGGCCACCGCCGGGGTCGCACAGGCCAAGGACCGGCTCAAGTCGGCGGTGCAGGCTGCGGCGTCGGCGCAGGCGTCTGCGGCTGCTCGCGCGGCGTCGGCGGAGCGGTCGCTGGCGTCTGCCCAGCAGGCGGCGCTGAAGGCGCAGGAGGCGCTGAACCGGGCCCGCGCGGATGCGATCAAGCATCTGCAGGACGTAGCCCGCAGCCTGCGCGGTAACGCCCTCGACCAGCGTCAGGCCGCGCTGGATCTGAAGGAGGCCGAAGCTGACCTTGCCGCAGCCCGGCGTGGCGGCAACGCCGATGAGATCGAGCGTGCGTCCATCGCGTACGAGCGGACCAAGCTCCGCATCGAGGAGTTGCAGGCCGAGCAGGAGCGTCTGAACGAGGAGCAGGCCAAGGGCGTCGAGGGCAACGATCGCGTCGTCGCCGCAAAGGAGCAGGTCGAGGCCGCGAATCAGCGTGTGATCGACGCCGAGCGCGCTCTGGCGAAGGCGTACGAGGAGAGTGGCCGGGCGGGCGAGGAAGCGGCCAAGCGGGTCGCGGATGCCCGAAAGGCCGTCCAGGACGCCGAGAAGCGAGTCGACGACGCCAAGGCGGCGCTGGAGCGGGTCAAACGCGACCAGAAGATCGCCAAGCTGCAGGAGAAGATCCGCGCCGAGCAGGCCAAACAGGCGGCCAAGCAAGCGGCTGCCGTGCCTGCCGCACAGACGACCGCCATGCAGAAGATGGCGGACCTGTCGCCTGCGGAGAAGGCTGCAGCGAAGGCGATCAAGAGCTTCAAGGAGCAGTACGAGGAGTTCCAGAAGGCGCTGGCGCCGAACATCCTTCCGGTCATCACGCAGTCGCTCGGGCTGATCCAGCGGAGTTTCAAGCCGCTGACGCCGATCATCCGCGGATCGACGGTCGCTCTTCAGGGCCTCTTGCGCGAGGCGAAAGAGGCCCTGGGTGGCGACTTCTGGAAGCAGTTCACTCAGGAGCTGACCTCCGCCGCGCCGAAGGCGATTTTCGGGCTCGGAAAGTCGTTCGGGAACGTGGTTGCCGGTATAGCCGGGGTGATCAAGGCGTTCCTGCCGTTCGTGCCGACGGTCGTCGGCGGGATCGAGAAGGCCACCGCGGCTTTCGCCTCGTGGGGCAAGAATCTCGGCGAGTCGGAGGGCTTCAAGGCCTTCATGACCTACGTGCAGCAGAACGCGCCCAAGGTCATCCAGGTCGTGAAGAACATCTGGACGACCCTGATGAACCTCTTCTCGGGCCTGTCCGGGCCGGGGGCGGGAGCGCTCGACGTGGTGGTGTCGATCACCGACTGGCTGGCGGGCTTGTCGCCGGAGACGCTGAAGGCGTTCGCGCTGGCCGTGCTCGGCGTGGTCGCCGCGTTCAAGACGTGGAAGCTGATCACCACTGCGGTGGATGGCGTCGTCAAGTCGGTGCAGACCGTCCGCACGGTCTGGTCCGGAATTTCCGGCGCGGCGAGCCTCGCCGCGAAGGGCGCCAAGGCGGCGGCCGGCGGCATCGCCACGGCGGTCAAGGGCATCGGCAAGGGCGCGGGTAAGGCCGGCACGGCGGTGTGGACGGGCGTCCAGACCGCCGCGCAGAAGGCGGCGAGCGTCGCCAAGACCTCCGGGACGGCCATCGCCACCGCGGCCCGTACCGCTGGGTCGGCGACTGCGAAGGGCGCGTCGGCGGTCTGGTCCGGCATCCAGGCGGCGGCAGGGCGGGCGGCATCCGCAGCCCGGTCAGCCGGGTCGGTGATCGTCGCCGCGGGAAAGGCGGCGGCGACGGCGGCGGTCGGGCTGGGCCGGGTGGCGCTCGGCTACACCAGGATCGCGACGCAGGCGCTCCTGGCCAGGGCGCGCGTCGTGGCGACGGCGGTGGCACAGAGGGCGGTCGCGGCGGCGACGCTCGTGTGGGCCGCCGCGCAGCGGGTCCTGAACGTGGCGCTGAAGGCCAACCCCATCGGGTTGATCATCACGGCGATCGGGTTGCTGGTCGCCGGTCTGATCTACGCCTACAACAACAGCGAGACGTTCCGGAACATCGTGCAGGGCGTCTTCCAGGCGGTCGGCGCGGCGGCGACGTGGCTGTGGGAGAACGTGCTCAAGCCCGTCTTCGACGGCCTGGTTGCCTTGTGGCAGAACGTCGTCGGGCCTGCGGTGACGTGGCTGTGGGAGTCGGTCATCAAGCCCGCGTGGGACGCCATCTCGCAGGCGATCCAGACGGCGTGGACCAACTACATCCAGCCCGCGCTAAAGGCCCTGTGGGAGTTCCTGACCACGACCTTGGCACCGAAGGTGCTGTGGTTCCACCAGACGATCGTCAAGCCGGTGTTCGACAAGATCGGCGAGGTCATCCAGTTCGTCTGGAACAACGTCATCCAGCCCGCGCTCAAGGCCCTGTGGGCGTTCATCACCGAGACGTTGGCCCCCAAGGTGCTGTGGCTGCACACCAACGTCGTGCAGCCCGCTTTCTCCAAGATCGGCGAGGTTATCAAGTTCGCCTGGGAGAAGGTCATTCAGCCTGCGGTGAAGGCGCTCTGGGAGTTCATCACCGAGACCCTGCCGAACGGCTTCAAGAAGGGCGTCTCGTTGATCGAGACGTTCTGGAACGGGCTGAAGAAGGTCGCGGCGGCACCCGTCGAATTTGTTGTTAACACGGTTTACAACAACGGCATCGCGGCGGTCTGGAACGCCGTCGCCGACGCCCTCAAGCTGCCGAAACTCCCCTTGCTGAAGTTTTCCGGCTTCGCCTCGGGCGGTATCTACCCCGGCTACACGCCAGGCCGTGACATCGGCGTGGCCGCCGTGTCCGGCGGCGAGGCCATCATGCGGCCCGAATGGACGAGAGCGGTCGGATCCGACTTCGTCCACGGCGCCAACAAGGCGGCCCGCCGCGGCGGCGTGGCCGGCGCCGAGGAGTACATGCGGCAGCGGTTCATGGGCGCGTATGCGGGTGGCGGCATCATCGGCGACATCCTGTCCAAGGGCGTCAAATGGGGCGCGGACAAGATCCTCACCCCGATCCTCAACCAGGCATCCAACGCCATGGGGGACTCCCCCTGGGGTCAGATGCTCGTCAACATCCCGAAGACGCTGGTGGAGAGGGTCGTTGCGTTCCTGACGGAGAAGGAAGCCGCGCAGGGCGGGCCGGGCGCCGGTAAGGCGATCGAGTACGCCCGCAAGCAGCTCGGCAAGCCGTACCAGTACGGCGCGACCGGGCCGGGCTCTTTCGACTGCTCGGGTCTGACGA